TCCCACGAGAATTGTGATAACTTTTTTCATCTTAGGCATCCATATAAAATTTTGCAAATGATAGTTAAGTTAATTCGGTTTAGTTCGCAGGAAAATTCAACACTTGGGTTGCTCTATATTGATGGAGGTTTCCAATGTTTTACAATTGAAGATGAGTTCAGAACGGAGAAAGTAATGCACGAAACAAGAATACCAGAGGGTATTTACGAGCTAGGTATTAGAGATGAAGGTGGATTTCATGAACGGTATAAATCTAAATTTAAAGGGATTCATAAAGGAATGATTCAGGTAATGGACGTACCAAACTTTGAATACATACTTTTGCACATAGGCAATTGGGAGGATCAAACCTCTGGATGTTTACTGCTTGGAAACTCAGCAAAGCAAAATGTGACTGGCAGCGGTATGGTCATTGAATCCAAAATTGCTTATCTTAGAGTATACCCACTTATCATGCGACAGCTACAGAAAGGAAAGAAAGTTTATCTAAATATTGAAACAATAGGATAATGGGATATGATGCAGGGAAGTTTAACCAACAAAGCTATGACGAGAATGATAATTGGGCAAAGGTTATATTTTCAAAGCATCTAGAAAGCGAAGGGTATGAGGTCCTTCCAATAGTTGAAGATTACGGAATTGATTTGCTAGCTGAAAAGGATGGAGTTATTTTTTACTTTGAGCTAGAGGTAAAAACTAGATACCCATTTACAACGGTTGATACATTTAAGTTTGACACCGTTAGCTTCCTGGCTAGGAAAAAGAAGATGCACAACAAACAACCGTTTGTATATGTGATAATTTGCAGAGAAACAGAATGGGCATTGATGTGCGCTAGTTCAGAGATATTTAAAGAAGAGTACGAAGAGTTTGTAACCATAAACACTACTAGGCGCAAAGGTGTTGACAAGATGTACCGAGTGCCAAAAGACAAATGCAAGTTTTTTAAATTAACCAACACAACATGAGAAAAGAAACAAAAGTAAAACAGCTAAGGGGAGAAGTACCCAGCAGGAAAAAGCAAACAAACGATTTACCAGCCTACCTAAAAAGACCGAAGTACCCGGCTTCATTCCTACCAAAGCACAGAAAGAAGTGCAAAGAAATAATCAACTATTTAAACCAACAGGGCGCAGTGGCATCTGTTGACCTTGATTTGATTTTCCAATATTGTGAAAGCTACTTTAGTATTGAGGTGTTGCAGCAATTAATGCAAGAAACTTTGCTAAATAAGGATGTAGATGAAGCTGGCAAGATTTCTGCTATGTTATCAAGGGAACGAACAGCAAACTCAAAGCTTGCAAGTATGCTTGGTATTGGCGCCAAGTCAAGACAGAATATATCTGCATTTGATAAAGATGTAAAAGAAGACAAAGACGATCCGTTAGCTAAGTTAGCCGGTAAACTATGATACAAGTCTATGAGTTCATAGAAGATGTAAAAAGCGGTAAGTTAGTATCTAATAAGTACATTAAGCTTGCAGTTAAACGCTTTGAAGACGATTTAAAGCGCAAGGATTTGCATTTCGATACTGATTCAGCACAGGCTGCGCTTGATATACTTGGACTATTGAAGCATACCAAAGGAGCGTACAAAGGTCAACCGTTCGGAATCCAATCCTGGCAAGCTTTTTTTATTGCTAATTTATACGGATGGAAAAAGAATGGTAAGCGTAGATTTAGGAAAGTCTACGCACAGATAGCAAGAAAGAATGGAAAATCAGAACTTGCAGCAGCAATCGGACTAATGGAGATGTTTTTTTCTCCAGAAGCTGACAAGACACCAGAGGTATATTCAGCAGCAACAAAAAGAGATCAAGCAAAGATAGTCTTTGAAGCTGCTTGTAGTATGGCAAAGCAACTTGCAGAAGATTCTCCAGCATTTAAGAAACTAGCTGACATCTTTAAACACCACATAGAGAAAAAAGACGGTGGTATATTTAGAGCATTAGCATCTGATAGTAATAGCTTAGATGGGTTAAGTCCAAGTTGCGCAATCATTGATGAGATGCACGCACACAAAGATTCTAGCTTGTTAAAGGTTCTTGAAACAGGGCAGGGCTCTCGATCTAATCCGTTACTTCTAATAATTACCACTTCAGGTTTCTCTATTGGTGGCGCATGCCATAAGTACTATCAAGTAGTTTGTAACATCCTAGAAAACAAAATCCAAGATGATGCTACCTTTGGCATGATCTTCCAATTGGATGAAGAAGATATTGATGGAGCTGTAAACAATCCTGATGTGTGGGTTAAAGCTAATCCATGTATTGGCAGGACCCCAAATTGGGAATACATGAAGTCAATGGCATTGTCAGCTAAAAATGAAGGGGCTACAGCCATGACTGAATTTCTTTGCAAGAATCTTAACCAATGGGTAAGTAGTCAGAGTGTTTGGATAAATGACGAGGATTGGATGTGCGAGGAAATGAGCGCAAAGATAGAAGAGGATTTAAAAGGTGAAATATGTTACGCTGGTCTTGATTTAGCGTCTGTGCAAGATACAACCGCATTAGTATTGTACTTCCCAAAATACAATCTTGTAAAACCATTCTTTTGGCTGCCAGAGGATAGGGTAGGTATTCGTGCTGTTGATGGTGTGCCATACTTAGATTGGTTAAAAGAAGACACAGGGTTGATGACTACTCCAGGAAACGCAACAGATTATAACTTTATCAAAAAGAAGATAATACAATTTAATGATGTATATGATCTAAAGCTAGTTTACTATGATAGGTACAATTCTAGTCAGGCAGTAATTGACTTACTAGAGGAAGGTGTTCCAATGGAGCCAATGAGTCAAGGGTATTTGGCATTTAATAGACCAATGAAAGAGATTGAGAAAATGGTGGCAGACAAACAGTTGGTCCATGAAGGTAATCCAATGATGCGCTGGCAAATGGGTAATGTGGTTTTAAAAACAGATGAATACGGAAATATAAAACCAAACAAAGGTGCATCTAGTGAAAAGATTGATGGAGTAGTGGCAATGGCAATGGCAATCGGTGCATGCTTACAGGATAACTACAAAAACATAGGTAGTAAATCAATATATGAAGACAGAGGATTTAGAGATATATAAAACATTGCATCTTAAGTATAATAGTATTACCTTTAAAGTATGAACAAGGAGAAAAACCAACGCTATAAAAGAGTGCTCAACAAGCCAAAAACTATGAGTTTACGAGTGAGTAATGAGATGTATGAGAAAATTCGCAACAAAGCTGAATCTGAGAACGTAAGTTTAACTTCCGTTTTAACTAAAGCGGTAGTCAAATATATTCATAATTCAGATTTGGCAGCCACTTCTTAGAGGTGGCTCTTTTGAAAATCTTTTATTTATTATATAACATGTGCTTTTTAGTATTTTATCCCCTGCTAGTCAGGGGTTTTTTGTTTTTGAACCGTATTAGCTCTTTGAGTGTTTTATTAATATACTATGGGAATTTTAAAAAACATTAGGAGCTATTTTAGCTTGAATAATCCAAGCACTCCGCTAAATTCTGCCAGTTTAGATGCTCTGAGTCCTTTAGGGTTTAACAATTCACAGATTACTGTACTGAATGTATTAGGAATACCAGCTGTATCAAGATGCTGTAAGTTAATCGGTCAAACGATTAGCGGTTTACCTATTGAGATTGTAGGCAAAAATGAAGATGGAGTCTATAAGATTGAAGAGCATCCGATGCTTGAAGCACTTAAAGAACCAAACGCATTTAGTCCACAAGGTGACTTTTTAGAAGCTGTGATTACTCACTTGCTTTTAAGAGGTAATGCAATTGTGAAAATAGACAGGCGAAGAGATAGAAGCGTAAAGGGTTTATATATTCTTGATCCTGATGAGGTCAATATAGAAATAACTAAGAATAGAAACTTAGTCTACAAGGTACATGATGAAATAATCAGAGATTACGATATACTCCACTTCAAAGATCATACATTGGATGGTGTTGCTGGTTTAGACAAACTAAAGCTCCACCACAACCTATGGAAACTTGCATTGGAGAATATTACATACGCTGTTAAATACTATACAAATGGGGCTAGACCTAGCGGAGTATTAAAAACTCCTGAGGTGTTAAGTGATCAAGCGTATAACCGTTTAAGGAATAGTTGGGAATCTAGATACGGTGGTGAGAATAAAGGTAAGACTGCAATCTTAGAAGGTGGCATGACCTACGAGAGTATAGGAGCCAATCCAAATGAAGCAAGCTTTGATAGCACTACTAATTTAGTACAACAGCAGGTAGCACAGGTTTTTGGTGTTCCATTATACTTGCTTGGTGATATGTCTAAAATGACCTTTAATAATACCGAGCAGTTAGCAATTCAGTATGTGAAATACACTATACTGCCTGTTGTAGAAACGATGGCGCAAGAGTTATCCAGGAAGCTACTAACCGAAGAAGAGAAAGCGCAAGGTCTAAAGTTTAACTTTGATCTGAATAGTCTGTTAAAAGCAGATACACAAAACAGAGCAGAGTATTTATCCAAGTTGATAAATGCAGGGGTGTTGAGTATAAACGATGCTAGACGAATTGAAAACATGCCAGACATTGATGGAGGTGATAATCATTTCTTACAAGTCAATATGATGGAGATTAATAAGCTTGCAAGTAGTAATGAAGCAGACGAGGAAGTAGAAGAAGAGCTTAGATATGTAGAAGCTAGATCATATACAGATTATCCGCAAAGCGTATCTAACAATGCAAAGCGAGGGATTGAGCTAAACAAGAAAGTAAACAATAAGTGTGCAACTGATGTGGGCAAACAAAGAGCGCAGCAGTTAGCAAATAGGGAAGCAATTAGTTTTAGCACAATTAAGCGCATGTATTCTTATTTGTCAAGAGCAGAAGAATATTACGACCCAAGCGATACAGAAGCTTGCGGTACAATTTCATATTTACTTTGGGGCGGTAAGTCAGCAAAAACGTGGGCAGAACGAAAGATAAAACAGATAGAAAATGAAAGAACAAAGGACATATAAAATAGAATACAGGGCAGAACCTGACAGCCGGATGGTTGAAGGGTATGCTGCTTTGTATGATTCATATTCAAGTGATTTAGGTGGATTTACAGAACGTATTGCACCAGGTGCTTTTGATAGCACCGATATGACAGAAACGGTTGCTTTATTTAACCATGATTATAATTTCCCATTAGCTGCAAGGAATAACGACAGCTTAGAGATTGTGCATGATGACAAAGGAATTAAATATCGTTTTGAGATGCCAAACACATCTTATGGAAATGATTTACTAGAATTGATGCGCAGCGGTTTGGTTAGCCAAAGTTCTTTTGCTTTTACCGTACGAGGTGAAGATACCAAATGGGAAAAGAAAGAAGATAGTTACATTAGGAATATCAACAAGATTGAAAAGTTGTATGATGTTTCACCTGTAACTGTACCAGCTTATCCTGACACTAGTGCAGCGGTTAGATCACTAGACCAACATAAAGAGGAAACAAAACCACCAGCAACAGCTGACTGGTTAGATTCATATTTGAAAATTTTAAATTTAGGAAAACATGACAATTAAAGGATTGTTAGAACGTAAGTCAGCTGTTTATACTGAAATGATGGCACTTGCTCACAATGTGCGTAAAGATAACAGAGATTTCACAGCTGAAGAAAGAACTGCATTTGACAAAGCTGATGCAGACTATAAGGAGATTGTGGAAAATATCCAACGTCTAGAGCGAGCAAATGCTTATGATGCTGACATGTCTGCAAAAGACGTATTGGTACAGGCAGAAGCTCCAAAGCTTTCAACAGAGGAACGTTACTCACATGCTTTTAAAAAGTACATAAGGGGTGGTAATGCTTCATTATCTAATGATGAAAAAGCATTGCTAGTTGAAAAGCGTGTGAATGTTTCAGATGTAACTACAAAAGGTGCTTTTACAGTATCAACTGCTCTTTATGATCAGTTTGTAGAGACGATGAAATACTTT